TATTTGAAAGCACAGATGCAGATTCTTTAATTCAATTTAAGGACAATAGCACCAGTGATACTATACTGATAGGTGCTTTAGGTGGCGATGATTTAGTATTCAGATGTGATCCCGGAGATATAATATTTAATTTAGCAAATAATAATGAAAAACTTCGCATCAACTCTAGTGGTCAGTTGATAATGACGAATGCTGCTACTCATACTTTCTTTAACTTTAGCACTACTAATAATAATACTAGAGGTTTATTTTCAGTTTCTGGTAAAGATACTAGTGGAAATGCAGTTACAGTTAGAATAGGTGGATTTGGTGATACAAGTAGAGGAGAGATATTTACTCAGTCAAACCACTCATTAGGTTTTGCAACTAATAATGCTGCTGCTCAAGTGATTTTACACACATCTGGTTTGTTTGATGTTGTTGGAGAATGTAGAGCTACTAATTTTTATCTTAGAGGAAATGGAAGTGCTCCCTCTGCAGACGCATCAATTTTCAGACCAGCAGATAACACATTAGCGTTTGCAACTGCTTCAACAGAAAGAATACGGATTGAAAATAGTGGAATAAGTGGAGATATCAAAAATAATTATGCCTTAGTTGCATTTGTAAGTGACCGTGATGATGGTAGTAGAACAACTGGATCAGCTTCTTTTGTGGATGATACTGGATTAAATCTCTCTAATGCCATAACTTATAGACACGGTGACATTTTATTTGTCGAGGCACTCTGTCCGACAGGTATTGCCTTAGTTTCCACTGATACAGCAAACTATGAGGGTGTAATTGTAAGAGTTAGACTAAGACCAACTAGCGGTTCAGATCGTTATAGTAATGAAACAAAAGGTTGGTATCGTGATGATGGTCGTGCAACAAAAGAAACTATGCCATTGACAGTTACGCATTATCATTTGCAAGGGAGTGATACAAGCTCTTTTAATGATAATGTTCAAATATCCTTTCAAGTGCAATATAAGAGAAGTGGCGGTGCTGGATCCTACGGTGCACTTGGCTTATCAGTTTGGAATGGTGAAAGAACATTGAAAGTTTGGCAATATAGAAAGGCATTATAATGACTTATACGATTTATCAAATTTTTAATTCTCTAGGAAATTTAAAAAGACCTCATGGATTTGTTTCAATAGATGCTAATTTTAATTGTATTACAGAGGAGGATATTATTAATGCGTCAAAAGATACAAAGGAAGATAGATTACTGGGCACAGATCCTTATGAACTTATCGAAGACTTGAGAAAGACTGCAGATTGGTTCACTGTTAGAGAACAGAGAAATAAATTACTTAAATCGACTGATTGGATTACAGGTAGAGATGTGCCTGAAAACACAAAGTTAAAGTGGGAAAAATATCGTGAAGAATTAAGGGACATCACAAAACAACTTGATCCAAAAAACATTATTTGGCCCACCAAACCTAAATAATTAAAAAATATAAATGGCACTTAGTAATCTAACAAAAGTTCAAACACTTGGTATTGGAAGCAATATCGAGGTAGTTGGTGTCATTACAACAGGACAATTTAAATCAGGCACATCAAATCTTCATTCAAGTGGTGTTGAACTTACGAATTTAAATGTATCGGGTATCGCAACGATTGGTGGTAATGTATCGATTGGTGGTACATTAACATATCAGGATGTCACAAATATAGATTCAGTTGGTATTATAACTGCAAGGAGTACGATAGATGCACAGGGATCGATAAATCTTGCGGATAGTATAATTCATACTGGTAATACAGATACAAAAATAAAATTCCCTGTTCCTAATACAGTTACAGTAGAAACTGGGGGTAGTGAAAGATTTCGCATTTCCTCAAATGGACTAGTAAATATAGGTGCTGGTTCTAGTGCAAGTGGTTTATCTCCATTACTTCATCTTCATAAAAATGCGAGTAATTCATCCGCTTATTTCCACATTACTAATAATGATACAGGAATTACTAACAATGATGGATTTCTTCTTGGAGTCAATCCATCAGGTGACTGTCTTGTTTTTAATAAAGACAGCACACCGATGCGATTTGCTACTGCTGGTAGTGAAAGACTTCGCATCACATCAGCAGGTGATGTGGGTATCGGTGTAAATGATCCAGATGCAAAATTGGAAGTTTTGGAAGATATATTTGTTAAAGGTTCAAGTGGTGATGGAGATACTGGGATACAAATAAGAAGTGGTTCATCTGCCCTTTCAAATCAACATCAGATACGAACTGGTGGTGGAAATGGTAATATGCTTTTTCTTGAGGCAGTAGGTGGCACTGGTATAATTGCAATGAAAACTGCTGGTAGTGAAAGACTTCGCATCGACTCAAATGGCCGATTACTTGTAGGAACCACTTCCACTAATTCTGCTGTTAGGGCAGTTTTTCAGGGATATCACGGTGGTGGAGATGATTATCAGGCAAGAGTTCAGTTCCAAACAAATCAACAAACTAATCTTGCATTAAACCAACACCTCGCAAATCTTTTATTTACAAACTCAAGTGGTTCTGTGGGTGCTGAAATTAGAGCGATCGCAGATGGAGCATGGGGAACAAATGATTATCCTGGCCGATTAGAATTTTATACAACTCCTGATGGTTCTAATACATCAACTGAAAGAATGAGACTTCAAAGTAATGGTTATATGGCTCTCAATACTACTGGAGCACAGAGACTTTTTTCAGTAAAAGAATCAAATAATAAAGCATCAATACTTATCTGGAGAACATCAGAGACAAATGGAGATTACTCTGGCATTGATTTTATTGGTCATCCATCAAATAACGGAACTAATTATCAGAAGGGTGGTATCTATTGGCAGACAGATGGCAGTGGATTTGGTCGTGGAGATATGGTTTTCTGTAACGATGGAGCAGCTGACTCAGATAATGTTATAATAAGTAATGAAAAACTGCGTATTCATAAAGAGGGCCCTGTAACAAAACCAAATATGCCAGTTGCATCTTTTAGTGATAGTCGTGCGGTTAATATATCAAATGCTATTTTGACAAGTAGTAATTTTTACAATCACCAATGGTGGAACGAAGGGAGTCATTTTAATACATCGAACGGTAGATTCACTTGCCCAGTTGATGGTGTCTACCGAATATATTTTAGAGCAACATGTGATACAAATGAACATACAAATGTTAGACTAAGAAAAAACGGAGCTACGATAAATGAGGCATATGCTAATTATTCTAGTGGTCAAACTTCCTCTGATAGCAGTGAAGCAATAATGCATTGTTCTACAAATGATTATCTTGAGATTCAAGTAAGTAGATTAAAAACAAGTGGTGGTACTCAACATAAACAGGTAACATTTCAACTTCTTCATTAGTAAAAGTGTGTGATCCCTAACAACTTGACAGGTTCGCTATAATACATATAATAATAGTAATATTACAACAACTCTTATGATTAACCAACTAATCACAGAGTTTCCCATATCTGATTTTCCAAGAGAAAGAAGTATCAGTAAGGAGAAAATCAACAAATATGCATACACCAAAGATGAGGTGGATGCTCTGATTGATGCTGCTGTCGAGAAGGCAGTTGCAGAGGCCAGAAAGATTGATGAAGAGTCAATGGCAAAGCATAATCGCGAAGCAACTGTCATTAGTATGATTCTTGGATTTACTACTCTTGCACTATTTGTAGATGGATTACTTAGAATGTTAGGTATCATTCCACCATTCATGGAGATTGATATTAATATATTAGATAAAATAGAAACTGATATTGTTGATAGAATCAAACAAGTTCCGATTCAAAAAATATTGCAATCAGGTTTTAGATGAACGATATGCTATCATTTATATACCTTGCCTCGCTATTTGCTGTTGGTGGAGCAGCATTCTCTTTGATGTGGAAAAACATATCTGATATAAAAAACGAACAAGTTCGTAGATATAGTGCAAGACCTCACCCAGAGGCTCCGAAAGAAGGAGAAGAAATATTATATATTGGAACAAAAGCAGTAGAACCATCACCAGATTTGTATAAGTCATTACGCGAACGCATGGATGAAATTGAAGAAGATGACGATGACGGAGATATTGTAGTTCGACGCTGACAGTTTGTGAACTGGCACACTTGACTTCTATACAGGGAGTCTGTATAATAGTGTATATACAATTTTATTATGATTGAAGTACTTGTACAGAATGATCCATACAGGTATATAAAGATGCCTGATCTACTTGAGAATGGTCAACCTGACTATCGTATTCAAAAGTGGAACAATCACAATGGTTATAAAGACATGTACCTCTGTGACAACTTCATGCAGATGAAAACCGCTATCGAAGACTTCGAGTATACAAAGTGGTTAGATCCTGCAGGTGTCCCTTGTTATGTACACGATGTCTAAAGTTGCCTTAATCACTGGTATTACAGGACAAGACGGTTCCTACCTTGCAGAACTTTTATTAGAGAAGGGATATGAGGTTCATGGAATCGTTCGTCGTGCGTCATTAATTAATACCCATCGAATCGATCATATCTATGAGCAGATTCATTTACATTATGGGGATCTTACTGATGCAACAAATATTATTGGTGTCATCAAAAAGATTGAACCAGATGAGATTTACAATCTAGGTGCTCAAAGTCATGTAAAAGTTTCTTTTGAGACACCAGAATATACTGCACAGGTGGATGGTCTTGGAACTCTGAGAGTTCTTGAGGCTGTTCGCCTTCTTGGTATGGAAAAGAAGACTCGTATCTATCAGGCATCTACCTCTGAACTCTATGGTCTTGTACAAGCAACACCACAGACAGAGACCACACCTTTCTATCCACGATCTCCATATGGAGTTGCGAAACTATATGGTTATTGGATTGTAAAAAACTATCGTGAAGCATATGGTATGCACTGTAGTTCTGGTATTTTATTCAATCATGAATCTCCAAGAAGAGGAGAGACATTCGTAACTCGTAAGATTACAAGAGGTCTTTCTAAAATATCTGTTGGGTTGCAAAAAGAATTAATTCTTGGTAATCTAAATGCAAAAAGAGATTGGGGTCATGCAAAAGACTTTGTGAAAGCTATGTGGTTAATGCTACAACAAGATGAACCAGATGATTATGTTATTGCAACTGGTGAACAGTATTCTGTGAAAGACTTTATTATGAAAGCAGCACCATACTTTGGATTCTCAATTGATTTTAGATGGTCAAATGGAGGTGAAGTTGGGTATTGTCGAAGTCTTGCAAGAGATATAATTAAAACAGACCCAAGATATTTTCGTCCTGCGGAAGTAGAGTCTTTGTTAGGAGATCCAAGCAAAGCAAAAGAAAAGTTAGGTTGGGAACCAACAACAACATTCGATCAATTAATTGAGGACATGTGTATCTATGGACAGTGATTCAAAAATTTTCGTAGCAGGCCACAATGGTTTAGTTGGATCTGCGATTGTTCGTAATCTTGAAGCAAAAGGATTTACAAATATCATCACGATGGATCGAGCAAAACTTGATCTTACAAAACTACATGATGTTCAAATATTTTTTGCAGTTGAGCAACCTGAGTATGTATTTCTTGCAGCAGCAAAAGTTGGTGGTATTGGTGCAAATGCGGAGTATCCTGCTGATTTCATATATGAGAATCTCATGATTCAAACGAATGTAATTAGTAGTGCTGCGAAGTATGGTGTCAAAAAATTATTATTCTTAGGATCATCTTGCATTTATCCAAAGTTTGCGAATCAACCAATCACAGAAGATCAATTGCTTGGAGGTCATCTTGAATCAAGTAATTCTTCATATGCGGTGGCAAAGATCGCAGGTATTAATATGTGTCAATCTTATCGTAAACAACATGGTTTCAATGCAATCGCTGTAATGCCAACTAATCTTTATGGGCCAAATGATAACTTTGATCACAATACATCTCATGTTCTACCTGCATTGATATCTAAGTTTCATGGTTCATTGGAAAAGAGTAAAGCATGGGTTGTTAAACTCTGGGGTGATGGATCTGCAAGAAGAGAGTTTCTACATGTTGACGATCTTGCAGAAGCATTGTATATTTGTATGGAGAAGTATGATGATGAAGAAATCATTAACATCGGTACAGGAGAAGATGTGACAATCAAAGAATTAGCAGAGATAATTGTTGATGTGACTGGTTATGAAAATGACTATGAATGGGATACATCAAAACCAAATGGCACACCACGCAAAGTTTTAAATGTGGATAAGATAAAAGCACTTGGATGGGAACCAAAGATTAGTCTAAGAGAAGGTATTGAGTCAACATATAAATGGTATAAAAACAACCTTGATTATAAGGAACCAGAACCAAAACTTAATCCAATTTCAAGATTCATGAGTTGGATGGATAGTTAATGATAGGATTTAATGCACTCGGTCAACTTGGAAGACTTGGTAATCAGATGTTTCAATTTGCAGCCTTAAAAGGTATTGCAAGACATCATGATTATCAATTTTGTTTTCCACCATCAGCAAATAAAAATGAATGGACTGATCATCAATTATTAATTCCATTTAAGATGAGTAGTACTAATGCACTAAACATACAGTATATTGATCCTGATCGCCCAACAATAGCAGAAAAAGGTTTTGGATATGATAATGATTTGTTTTTAAACTGTCCTGATTGGGTTACAATACAAGGATTTTTTCAGACAGAAAAATACTTCAAAGATATAAGAAATGAGATAAGAAAAGATTTTGATTTTCGAGATGAAATTAAACAACCATGTTCTCAAATGATATCGAATATTGAGAACCCTGTCGCACTTCATATTCGTCGAACTGATTATATTACAAATCCAAATCATACATGTTTAAGTATGGATTATTACAGAGAGGCTCTTTCTTATTTCGGTAATACACCTGTTCTCATATTTTCAGACGATCCTGCATGGTGTAAAGAACATGAACTTTTTGAAGATGATCGTTTTATGGTATCAGAAGGAAATGATCAATATATTGATATGTGTTTAATGTCAATGTGTGATGGACATATTATTGCAAACTCATCATTCTCATGGTGGGGTGCATGGTTGTCAAAGAGTCGTAAGATTATTGCACCATCTGGTTGGTTTGAAGGGTCGAA